ACTTGGTTGGATAGTTATTTACCTATCGGGTCTACATTAAGCTACCGTGTTTTGGCGTGGAATCAATTTGGTCAATCTGAATTTACTAATATAGTCTCAGTTGGCACTTACCCCCCATTGGCTCCATCGAACATGGGTGGTGAAATAGTTCCAAGCAAACCCATTTCTTTCATTGGCCCATTGCAGGACGATGGCGTGTCCATAAAAACTTACAGAGACGAACTGGGTCGGCTAATTATTGAACGATCATGAGGGGCGTAACAAGAATAGGTGGATCTAATGGAGATAGGTTCTTGGCCCTTAGTGACTACGAAAGGATACTGGGTTCCATCTGTGAAGAAAGCGGATGGGAGTACGAAACTTTCAGGGACTACGTATTTTTTGACAAAGATTGTTTTAATATAGAGAACAGGCAAAAACTTAAAAGCGACCTAGAGCTTAGGAAGCTTCCATTAAGTAAGTTGAAGCAATTTGCATTAACGTACAACAAGTGAGAAAAGTGGAAGACGTGGTAGAAAGATCAATGATAGGAATTTTGGGGTCAGGTACAGGTATATTCTTAGCTGGAACCAATGAGATATTGTCTGTACTGGCATCAGCTTGCACAATAATTTTTATGGGGTTTTCTATCGTCAAAATAGCTAAGGAGATTAACAAAAAGAAATGACATCAGAGTTAGTGGCAATGCTTGGAGGTGGCGTCACGGGATTTGTAATGAAACTTATCTCAGCGCAAATGAACATCCAGGCAAATGCTATTGATGCGATGATCAAAAAACAAGGAGCATCAGATGATTCCGCAGATAGAGCAGCAAAACGAACAGGAGAAGGAGGAGCGTGGATCAGACGTTTCATTGCAATCTGTATACTTTTCTCAGTCGTATTTGCTCCCTTTATCATGGCGTTCTTTGATATACCAGTAACCGTTGAAGCAAACAAATTAGGGATATTTAAATTTTTAGGAATAGGATCAGACAAATGGAAGAACTTAGAGGGGTTTGTGTTGTTGCCAGAAGTAAGGCAAGGGATGCTAGCTCTACTGGGTTTTTATTTTGGAAGCTCACAAGTTAAATAGAATACATATGTCATTATACGCAAACATTCACGCTAAACGCAAAAGGATTAAGGCTGGATCAAAAGAACGAATGAGAAAGCCAGGATCGAAAGGTTCGCCCACTGCTAAAGCATTTAAGCGATCAGCCAAAACCGCAAAAAAGAGTAAGTAATATTATGCCAAAAGGACCAGGAACATACGGAAGTAAAGTAGGACGCCCATCTAAATCTGCAACGTCCAGAGGCAAAAAAAAGCCAATGGCTGGCAAACGCAAAACTCGCTAATACAGTGGTAATAAATAAGAAAACTATGAAGTGTAATGTTCCGCGCAGGCAAGTGTCTGGCGGGAAGAAGTCTGTAGTTAAAGCCTGCCAGGGTGGAAAAGAAAAGATAGTACGCTTCGGGGATTCTAAAATGAGTATAAAGAAAAGTAACCCAGCACGTAAAAAAAGTTATTGTGCTAGGTCAGGCGGGATCAAAGGAACTAAAAACAAGCTATCCGCAAACTACTGGAGCAGGAGAGCTTGGAATTGCTAAATGGCTAGATACGACAGATACGGTAAACAAGATGACCGAATAGCGGAAGAACTCGATACTGGATTTACGGGGTTCAACAATCGCTTGCGTCCAGACCAGTTGCCTACAGGCGTATTGACAGAATCAAACAACGGTAGACTAGGACTCAATGGAGAGTGGCAAACGCGAAAGCCTATTAATTTTCTAGCATCTCCATTCCAGCCAGCTCCACTCAAAGTGGGGTCTGTTAGGTTACATAGCAATGCGTGGCCTTCTATTACAGGAACTCCCTCTATTAGCGGCAGTACAGTAACAATATCTTTTGGGTCGAACGCATTTCCTTACGAAGGTCAAGCGGCTGCAAATTGGGTTGGCCAAGCAGTGAACCTTACTGGATTTGCGGGAACCAATGCAGAAGGTTCTGTCATTCCGATAGACGGGAACTACGCTATAGCATCTGCTCCAACCAATGACAGAATCACAGTAGTCATTACTGGACTTTCCATCATAACCACAGTGGGTACTGTTAGAGGTCCACACCTGGACGACACCGCTATCAATGAAATCGAAGATGCGATAGAGTACAGCGATCCAAATAACAATTCGGAAAGTTATGTACTGTGCGTAGGAACCAATAAGGCATCTATTGTAAAAACATCAGATAGTTCCGTCTTAGATATAGACTACCCCATTGGGATAAATGCAGTGGGAGGACAGGCGCTACAAGCATTCAATAAGGTATTTATCTTTAGAGACGGTAAAGTCGCTTTAGAGTGGGATGGTGACATAACTGGAGATCCCGAATTTACTAGAGTAGAAAACGGATCTTTTACCGATCCCGAAGATATTATAGTACCTGCTGGAAGCTTTCAAATAGTGAACCAGCTAGCAACGGTAGTATCTGAAACTGGATCACTCAACCAGGGTACTTCTATATTTATAAAAAACGGTGTAAATGCAGATATTACAGACCCTGATGAAACTGGGTATGACATTAGTGGGTCTGGACTAAGACAACCTGTTCCAAGAGATGAGCCTCCTGGAAGCTTTGACTTCGAGTTATTTGTAAAAGAAGTTTTTGTTACAGACGACAGCCCACTGACGATAAGTACAACTAGTCTTAGCACTACATCTGGAACAGGGTCTTTTACTGGGTACAACAAAGCCACGTTCACTACATCATCAGGACACGAGCTAAAGGTCGGTGACCCTATTAGTATAGCGAACTACCATACATCTGTTGATGGTAACAGGATCGTAGCTGAGATAGGTAGCACCACAACATTCTCAATTTATATATCTGGAACATTGAGCAGCCAAGCTCCTAGTGGATCTCCCACTGTAGGACTTAAAAAAGGTTTTACGTTCTCAGTACCTGCTGAATGTACAGATGGAAGCAAGACGTCAAAAGATACACTATTAGCTACTCCAACTTTCTTAGAAAAAGCATCAGAAGGTTCTGGGTTTATTCATATGCCAGCTCCTCCATTTGGAGCATACCATCAAAGAAGAATAGTAGTTCCGTTCAGGTACTCGATGGATGAGGATACTAGCGGTACAACAATTACCGATAGAAATATACATGATGAGCTTGTATTTTCTCAGATATTAGATAGTGATACTTACGATTTTATGTTTGGTCAGTTTAGGCTGAACGCAGGAACTTCTGATTTTATCGTAGGTCTGCACTCGTTTTCTGAAGATAAGCTGGTTGTTTTTAACCGAAGTAGTATACATTTAATTAGCAATAGTCTAGTATTGAAGCATTCTAAAAGTACTCTAATAACAGATGAAGTAGGATGCCTGGCTAAAAAAAGTATAGTTCAAGTAGCTAACAATCTTATATTCTTGTCCGACAATGGTATTTATGGTGTAGACTTCCAGGATCTGTACAACCTTCGTGGCAGAGATCTACCTCTTTCAGCAACTATTGAAGCAACCATTAAGGATATAAACAAAGATTATGCAGAGAACGCTGTAGCTGTATATTTCGATAACAGATATTTTATAGCTGTACCAACTGGAAGTTCGACAACTAACAACACACTTCTCATTTACAATTTTATTAACAAAAGTTGGGAGTCCGTAGATTCCGTAAACGATACTGCTTGGGACTTCACCCACCTAACCGTGGCTGGTAAAGGCCAAAACCGAGGAGTGTACGCAACCAACAGAACAGGAGGCGTACATAAGATCGAGGGAGGAGCTGGAGGAAATGATACATACACCGTACAGGTTGGATCTGCTTCTAAATCAGAAAGAGTCGTTTCCTCGGCCACCACGAGAATGTACACACTTCAATCTATAGATAGAAAAAAGTGGAACAATTTTGAGTTGCACATTGAGTCCGAGGCGTCACTTCCCAGCAATGCAAATATGTCTGCGGAAACAGAAAACGTAGACAGTAACATAGACCTTGGTACACTGGCAAGTTTTAACAACGGAAGCCAATTAACGGCAGGAGAAGACTACTCAATAAGAGGAAGAATTGGAAACAAAAGAGCGTACGGATTACAATTTACATTAGACACCACTTTAGGAAGACCAAAATTTAGATCTTTGAAGGTGGCAGGAGCTACAACATTTAGAAACTCAGGAACAGCAGAATAATGGCTATATTAAGCAAAGGAACAACTTACGCCGATGGCGATCAAATAACATCAACGAACCTAAATGCACTTGTTGATAGCGCTACGTTCGCGGCTGGAGCAGTAGCGAATAACGGGGTAGAGCTTAACGGAAGTGGCCAGCTAGAAGTCCGTGGTAACGTAGACATCGGAACATCTAATCTGACAGCTACTGGTACTATTAGCCTGGGTGCTACTACGTTTAACGATAACAATATTACTAATGTTGGATCGATTGCCGTAGACACCATCATAGCAGACAATACAGATGTTACTATTGATGCTGCTGGAGATATTATTTTGGATGCTGATGGCGCGCAGGTCAGGATCAAAGACGGTGGAACAGAGCGGTTTGTATTTAATTTAGGTACAGCTGCTGAATTAGATGTTATTGGAGACTCAGTTACAATTCATTCAAACACAAGCGATGCTGACATAATTTTTAAAGGCAACGATGGCGGATCTACTGTTACAGCACTTACGCTTGATATGTCAGCCGCTGGAGCTGCTACGTTTAATGACAAGGTTGTTGCTACAGAACTAGATATATCTGGAGACGTAGACATTGGTGGTATAATTACTATATCTGATGCCACACCAATAATCAGAACTATATCCAACAGCGAAGATCTTACTCTGCGTGGAGGAAACACAGATGCAGGTGGACAGATAAAACTGTACGGTTCTACAGCGTCTTCAACTGGTAATGATATTCATTATTTTGCTAACGAACACGAGTTTTGGAATACAGGGGCTACATCTAAAATTGCGTTTAATGATAACGAAATTTCCTTTGGTTCGGCTCAGGATGTAAATCTTTATCGCTCTGCGGCGGATACCCTAAAGACGGATGATAGTTTTGAGATTGTTGGCAATATAGACGTAGACGGAACTACTAACTTAGACGTAGTAGATATTGACGGTGCGGTAGACATGGCAACAACACTAGCGGTTGCTGGTAATGTTGATTTTAACGGCGATTTAGATGTCGATGGTACTGTGACAGTGACATCCCTTTCAGGTGTATTAGCAAACGGCGTTACTGCAACTACTCAAAGTGATGGAGACAATTCCACTAAAGTGGCTACCACCGCGTATGTGGATGCAGCTACTGGCGGAGGAGAAGGCGGAGCGTTCACAACGCTTACTGCGTCTGGTGATGTAAACTTCGACTCAGGTACGTTCTTTACCGATGTTTCTGCCAATAGAGTAGGAATTTTAAACACCAGTCCAAGTGTAGCTCTTGATGTTACTGGGGAGTTAAACCTGTCGAGCCATGCGACGCTTGGAGCAAATCTTGTTCTTAAACGCGATTCGGATGCCTGGACGTCTACAACAACTTGGCTCAATATTTCTGACTACGGCATATTAAACTCAGGCGGATCTCATGCTCTTACTCTAAACGGAAACGGATATAGAAGTACTGCTGGTTGGACATCCTTTAATAACGATTCACGAGATGGAGCAACCCAGATTTGGCAATACCCAGAAGGGTATATTACATTCAACGCCAATAATAACTGGGCGACAACAACTGATGGAACTAATAAAACTGTTACGGAGCGTATGCGGATTAATGGCGATACTGGAAACGTCGGAATTAACGACTCTACGCCTACCTACAAGCTCGATGTAAATGGCACTGGTCGTTTTGTTAATGATTTAACTTTAGACGAGGATTTAATCCATAACAGAACAGGAGCGGGGGCGTTTCCTGGTTATAGTGCTGGTACATTTGGTGCAATTCTTGAAGATGGTGGATCGAACGGATCAACCTTATACATGAGTCGTAAAAACTCGTGGGCTTTATATCTTGCCACAGACACTACGCTTAACGCTCAAAGCGATAAACTTGTAGTATTTTCAGACTTAAACGGTCAAAGCGGAGATGCAGATAACATTGTTGGAGATATTACAATCACTTCTAGTGCTACAGCGTTTAACACCTCTTCTGATTATCGTTTAAAAGAAAATGAAGTAGATATTTCGGATGGCATTGATCGCTTAAATCAACTTAAACCGTATCGCTTTAATTTCAAAAAGAATACCGATAGGGTAGTAGATGGTTTCTTTGCTCACGAAGTTTCAGATATTGTTCCAGAAGCAATAACAGGAACTAAGGATGCAATGAAAGATCAGGAGTACGAGGTTTCTCCTGCGGTCTATGAAGACGTCGTGCATCCAGCAGTGGAAGCTACTTACGATGAAGACGGCAATGAGCTTACTCCCGCTCAGGAAGAGTACACAGAAAGCGTTCTAGTTACTGAAGCAGTGAAAGACACTCGCAGTGTTCCTGACTATCAAGGCATTGACCAATCTAAACTAGTACCGCTTCTTACCGCAGCACTGCAAGAAGCCGTAGCCAAGATCGAGGCTTTAGAAGCTAGAGTTCAAACATTAGAAGGATAACATGAGCGATCTAATAACACCAGGAATACCTGATATAGGCCCAATTTCGGCCTCTAACGAAATTGCAAACACATGGGGTACAGGAGACAGCCTGGATCGTCAGGTCAGCACGTTCGCAAGGAACAATCCAGAAGCTGCTGAAGAAGCTGCTAAAGCTGGGATGGATCTCGAAACGTATTATCTATATGAAATCCTTGGGCTGAATCCAGGTTCTTCTCAGCAAAACTTCTTTCAAAAAGTAGGTTCAGAAATTACGAATGTCGCAAAAAATAAAGTTGGGAATGTAGTCGATATTGGCAAAGAAGCATTTAGTGCTGGTAAGAATGTTGCAAAAGGGAAACCTAAAGCCGCACTAAATAACGCAGGGAATCTGGCAGATAAAGTTATAGAACTTCCGAGTTTCGGGACAAGTGAAGATGGCCCTGTCGGTAAACCAGTATACCAAAAGGTAGCAGATGCCTTCAACACTGAGGCACTAACCTCTGGTGCATTAAACTTCGGCAAAAATATTGTAGGTTCAGCTTCATCAATGGGTGGAGGCGTGGTTGGGAAAATAGCAGACGCTGATGAGGCAACAGTAATGGACAGCGGTGCAGCGGTAGGAATTTTAAGAGATGATATAACGGGAGAAGGAACCTTTTTAGGAGGTGCAAATACACTTATGGCAGACGACGAAAGAATTAATTACGACACTAGCACCTCAGGATCTAATCAAGGTTCTTCGGGGATGGATAGTAGGCTTGAAGGGTACTACAACATTCTTAGAGAACAGGGACCAGAGGCAGCAGCGATATACGCAGAAAACCTCGGACTTTTTGTTGAGGGAGTTGGTTCTGCATTATTTGGTGCAGCACGGCAGTACACAGACGAACAGCTAATGTCATACGGGAGATCAGTGGGCATCAACGATGGCTCTGTTCCAACCATTCAAGAAATTACTCAAGCTGGTGTTGTCCTAGATCCTTCTGAAGAAAGAAGGGTTATGGATTCCCTCATGGGTAGTCAGGTTGCTGGTGGAAGGCAGTTTGATCCTGCGGTAGCACAATCCGCTATTGATATGAACCAGATGATGTACAACCGCAGACAACCGTTCATTACAGCTGGTATTAACGCATCAAACATTGCTCCAGGTATTCAATTTGGTGGAGGTATAGCTGCAACAATGGAAGGTGCTTTGCCTTCTTTTTCTGACATTTTTAAGATGGATCAAGCGGATATACAAAACAAATTCAACCAACAGCTTCTAGCGTCTCAAGAAAGTGCATCAGATATAAACAAAATCCTTGGAACGGTTAATGCCGTTTCTGGTGCGTACGAATCAAATCTTTTTGGATTTAAGGATTTAATAGATACTACGAAAGAAAATCTTGGAATAGGACAAAAGAAAGAAAACCAATTTGTTATGCAAGATGATACTCTTGAAGATTTGTACAAAAAATATATAACAGGAGGAGGATAATTATTATGAGATTCGGACAACTACCATCAGTTCGGGAG